TATCTGATAACAAATGCTCTAACATATCAGGTGTTAATTTATTATGAGTTGCGAACTCTTCGCATACTTCCTCGAAACATGTTTCAAGTATACTTTCGTGATGTAATACTGACATCTTAGTTTAACCTCCCCATGTGAATTGTGGACTTTCAAGTATAATATCTCTGACTCTTTCTCTGTCTAAACTATCACCATAACCCCAAGTATAGTTGCTGTTAGGATCATTTGCTGCCTTTAATAACCTATGTTTGTAAACATAAAAGGCATCAAATATGTCTTGCTTAGTTAATCCTTTAATAGGATATAGTGTGTCATCATGCTCACCATAGAATGACCACACATAATCAACAAATTGAACTAATTTTGTGTATGCTGACATTTACTTAGTCCTCCTGATTTGCTTAGTGTTGTTAGTAACTGGTTTCTGATTCAATAGAAAATAGTATTGAATCGTTGGTGTTGGTGTAACCAATTGATCGTAAATCGTTTGACTAAGTTGTTGCATAAGGTCTTTGATTGCTTTACTCTTTAATAATAAACGATTTTAAGGTGAAATGGGAAAAAAGTGGACAGTAATTGTACTGTCACACTAAACGTATGAAAGTGGTGGGATACCCTCTATAAAGATATATGAAACGATAGATTGTAATCTATCTGCTATTCTCTTACCATACTTACCAGTAATAGGGACACATATTTGACCGTATTGTTTATGGTATAAGTTAAAAGAACCTGCTGGTATTTTACCCTCTGTCATTGCTATTCTGTCCTTCTCATGTATTCTAATTACTCTACCTATTGTTTGTGCCATTTCAATCGTAGGTAGATTTCTTAGCATAACTGAATGAGTTAAACCTGGAACATTTATGCCTTCTGATAGTATAGAATAGTGGAAGATTATGATCTTCTTAGTATCATCTTTACCCCACAATGTTAGTGTTTTGAAGAACTCTTCTCTACCAACTTTCTTACCATTAATGATAGCACCATGCTTAGATGTGATGTGCATAATGTTATACTCATGCTCTAATAACCAGTCTTTAATATCAGTTTGTCCTAGCATATTCCATAGTATTCTTGTTGTTGGAGCAGACACAAGTACCTTAGGGTTTGTATCAGTTATGCTAGTAAGTATGTCCTTTAAGTTATCACAATCTACTTCATGTGCGTTTACTCTATTTCTCTCTCTATCTGTCTCGAATGGTATTACTTTAGGGAATAGAATAGTGCCACTATCTATTAACTCCTGTGCTGGTGTTTGTTCTAACTTAGCACCCCATACTTTACTATTATCCATACCTCTTTCAGCACTTACATTACTCTTACTACGTGAAATACGTGGTGTAGCAGTAAAGAAGAAACGTGATATTTGTCTATCAGCAACTCTTTTTACCTGCTCGAAAAAAGATTTACCAGTGCCATTGTGTGCTTCATCGAAATATATTCTATCGATATTAATGTCACTATCTAATACTCTGTGAAGAGAATGATAGGTAGTAAAGATTAACTTATCACCTAAAGTATTATTGTGATATACACTCAACTCATGTGAATTAGTAGTGCTAAAATGATGAGTTTCACCTGAATGTACGTGCAATATCTTTGCACTTTTAACGACAGACTCGAACTCTTCAGATAACTGATTAGCAAGTAATATACGTGGTGCTACTACAACAAATGTCTTGTAATTACGATCAGTTGATGACACTTCACGATCACAATCAGCGATCATAATATATGTTTTACCACCACCTGTAGGTATTATTATTTGACCTTCATTTGTCTGACTCATTGCATCATAAGCACGAATCTGGTGTGGTCTAAGTGTGTCTCTCAAAAAGGTAATCTCCCGAACATAATAATATTATAGCATTAAAAAACCCCCTTGCGGGGGTTTTGTGACACTTATTTGACTGTCCCAGTGGATTTAAGGATCTCTTTTACAAATGCTTCCAGATATAATAGAGGAAGAATTACGAGAGATAATCCATCACGAGGATAATCTTTAAGTGACTTAATGTTAACAACTTCCTGTACTTTAGGTTGTTCCTTAACAGTTTCGGACACGATTGTCTTTGCGACTGTTTTATTTAGTGGAGCAACTTTCTTTGTAGTTGTTGTTGCTTTGCGAGTGCGTCTTTTGCGAGGTGTTGTTACTTTCTTCGCTGTAGATGCAGTTGGCATAGTGTAATTAAATCAAGTGGATTTGGTGAGCGAAACATTAAGGGTAATGTAATTTTAATTCAACGTCATGTCTCTACTTCTTGTTTAAGAATGGGACTTACAACTTCAAAACTCATGCAACTAAGTTGACAGTTTCAAACTGTGAGTACTAGAGGTCTCCAAACATAAAGAGCAGTTATCCACAGTGTGCCATCTAAGAGACTCCTGAATTGTTGCTCACCCCTGCCTAGCGTTTGCCCATTCTCAAAACTGTTAGAGTAGTTGAACCCTTAACTGTTTCGCTCTTCTATTATACACGATCCAATAGGGTTGTCAGTCCATTTTGTACCACTTTGTCATCTGTCACACGTTGATCTATCAATTCTTTATACTCTTCGTGCAATTCACATCCTAAGTAATACCTACCCAATTGCTTTGCTACCATTGCAGTTGTTCCACTTCCTATGAATGGATCTAATACAATATCACCACGTTTTGACCCTGCTAATATACAAGGTTCAACTAAATCAGGTGGAAAAGTAGCAAAATGAGATCCCTTATATGGTTTGTTAGTTATACTCCAGACAGATCGTTTATTCTTTGTTGGATATGATTTTGTAAGACCCGAATGTGGTTGTAATCCTGTTCCTTCGTTGTGATACTTTCCTTTTGATCTATCTCTGGTTCCCCAATCTTTTGCTGGTTCTTTGATACTTTCGTTGTCATAATAGTAGTGTTTATTCTTACTTAACAGGAACAAATATTCATGTGATTTAGTACATCTATCCTTCACACTTTCAGGCATTGGATTAGGTTTATGCCATATAATATCCTGTCTTAAATACCATCCATCTGCTCTTAATGCAAATGCTAACATCCACGGAATACCTATCAAGTCCTTCTCTTTTAGTCCTTCTAGTTTATTACCTCGTCTAGCACATTTGTCTGGTAAATCTTGTTTAGTCTTTGATACAGTTTGTTTAACTAATCCCTGACCTTTACCAGGTCTATAGTTATAATAACTATCACCTATATTTAACCATAATGTTCCATCATCTTTAAGGTTATCTCTCACTAATCGAAAGACATTTACCATTTCTTGAATATACTCTTCTGGTGTTTGTTCCTGTCCTATTTGATTATCTTCATCACCATAATTGCGTAATCCATAATAAGGTGGCGAGGTAATACACATTTGTGCCTTATCAATAAATGCTGGTAATGTATTACGACAGTCACCATATAATATAGTATCTTTCATTTTAGATGATATACTCGTATACCATTATACACTAAAAAACGAGGTTTTGCAACCTCGTTTAATGATAGTTTTATTATTGTGTCAATGTCACATTAGTATTTCTCGACATACCCTCCTACAACTAGATTGACCATACTGCTCATCACATTCAATTAAACACTCGTAATATTCTTCTAGTTTAACATCCTGATCTTCAGGTTGATTGTGTACTCCATGCTTCGAGATTGCTAATTGATTGAATGGTAGTATATTTTGATGTGACATTAGAACTCCTTTGTTGATATTTAATCCATAATTTAGAGGGATTTGGTTACATCTTGTTGTCCTAATTCTACCACTATTTATTAGTAAATGCACACATTATAACATGATAGAAACAAATATTTATGCCTACGAGTTTATACTCATGTAGATATTCCATGCTGCATAAATGATACCAACTCCAAGAAATATATACCAAAACTCTACTAATAGTATAAGGAATAATATTCCAAATGCTAACTGAATACCTTCAAATCCTGAACCTATTGATAACCAACTACCACGAGGTTCAGGAACATTTACTTCATCATAACTATTACTATTTGATGATCCTTTATACAATACTCTTAAAACTGGAAGTCCATACTGTGATTCTGCAAGCAATTCTGCTTCCTCTTCGTAATAACAATCATGTACATATACAGTCTTGTTAATACCAATATCACGTTGTAATAGGACTTCGTAAGTGTTCATTAGGAATCAAAACATACTTCATAACATAAACCTTCTGCGATGTAATAATCGCAAAGTTGTTGATACTGAGTCAACTCATTGTGTAGGTCACAATCTATCATAAACTGACACATTTCTACTTGTAAATCTTCTGGAAGAACTCCATCATCATAAGCATCAAGTAGCAGTTGTAATTTCTTTGGAATTGTCATTACTGAATCTCCGAAAGTACGTCATAGATAGCATCATCTTCAGTGCCTAATACTGAAGATACCCAACTGTCTTCTTGTTCTTGACAGTTGTCATATTCTTTGTCATAGTCAACCTTAAGTTTCCTAGACATCATAACCGAATCCTCCATTTTGTATTTGTCGGGTTTTCTCTTCTTCATCACGTAGATTGCGAAGAGATGTTTTCAATTTGATCAACTCTTCATCAGTATAGAGAAAAGGATCACGTTCACTCGCTTTGAGTGCTTTTTTGATTCCAAAGATTTGAGTCTTGGAAGAAAAGAATTTCATTTGAATTTCTCAACAATATTAATATACCCCAGATCAGGATGAAATGGGGCATTTAGTGGACAGTTTCTAGATTGACAGTGATTTCTCTAGTTTTTCAACCACTGCTCTTTTATTAATCTTAAGGAATGTATTTTCAAACCAGTTGGTATAACCGCCTTTTGCACCTTTATTTTGTCTATGCTTAAGACCATTTTGTGATGCGATTGTTAACCAGTAGGTAAAGAATGGAACTCCTTGATAGAAACCATCCATTTTTCCTCTGTCTTGAATAACACATTGCTCTTGATAATTAGAGAATGATTTAGTATTTTCCCTATCAATCCATCCAGTAGCATTTAACTTAGCACTAGGATTTGGTGCAGTTGCTATTAATGCCTGTTCACCATCTGCATCCTTAAGTCTACCTGTAAGGTTTAAACATAGGTTAGTTACATTATCATCAAAGCAACCGTACTTCCTATGGAATAAGAATAGTGCTGTTAGGAATGTTTGATCGAAATGTGATACTACTCCTGTCTTGTTTAACAGTTCATCAACTGCTTTAATTGTATCAGCATAATCTCTAACTGCGTGTAAAGTTTGAGTCCTTTTGTATTCAGTTATAGTTACTGAATCATCATCAGGTTCCGACCATAATCCACGTTCACCATATACATCAGGTGCATCATATTTACATGTATATGATAATGCAGTTACAAATTGTCCATCTTTAAACTTCTTAGTTAGTAAGTCTATACCAAGAGATTTAAGACATCCAGTAACAACTTCTGCTGCTATCTCTGCTGCTGTTGGGTTATCAAATGCCCAGTAAATATTCCTGATATCTTTTAAAGTTTTACCCTTAAACTTAACTGCTAGTACACCTTTAGGAAGTTCATTAACTAAACCTCTTTCCCATACTTTTGCTCTTGTGTTAGCATCAAGTCTCCAATTATGACCTGCTTCATATACTTTATCCTCCCATTCATCCTGTTCAGTTAATTCTCCAACTGCTACAATATGATGAGTAGGAAATAGTTTTCTTAGGTGATCTATAACACCTTTCTTCTTAAGTCTGTTCTCTGTATCTCTTTGAGTTATCCACTCAGGATACTTTAAAAATGCTTTGGTAATTAATACCGCTATTTCTACATCTGGGATTCCAGGTAAAGTATACCATTGTCCCACCTCTAGTGATTTCGACATAATAGTCCTCTATAAGTTTGTTTTAACTTTTGAAATTGCTTCCGTCTGGTTTAACTTCCACGAATCTCATTGGTAGTATTATATATCATTTTAGTATGGAAGTCAATCCACCATGTATGCGATTGTTGGCAAACTTAATATAATCTTCATCTATTTCATACCCTAAGTAACTCCAACCTAAATTAGTTGCTGCTACTGCTGTACTACCTGTTCCCATAAAAGGATCAAGAACTACACCACAATCTTTACCTGTTAACTTAATACAATCCTCTGCTAATTTAACTGGGAAAGTTGCTGGATGTTTACCACGTAATTCTTTACTATTAATAGTCTCATATGGTATGAACCAAGTATTACCTTTGTCTCTTAAATTAGGTTTATTCTCAGTTGTATTATTACCACGAATATTTGCTTCATAATATTCATACTTAACACCAACAGATAGTCTATCTATTTCTACATTACCATCTTTAGTAAAGTGAAACAAATTCTCCCAAGTAGGACACAAATAGCGTTTACTATTGATAGGTTTAAAATGTCCACTTGTCTTATCATTTACATGTATTGACTTAACCCAAACTATATTATTCTGTAAGTTATATGTATTTTTAATAGCAAACATCACCTCTAATCCTATAGTAGGATCCACATTTGAGTAACCCATGTTAACAAATAGATGACCATCATCTTTCAGTACACGTTTACATTCAACAAACACATCTTCTATCCATGAGATATACTTATCTCTAGGTTTCTTATCATTGTATTTGTTATACTTAATGTTTAAATTATATGGTGGTGATGTGACAACTGCATCAACAGATTGATCTGTTAATTGTTTCATACCATCAATACAATCATCCAAATAAATCATCACGATCTCCAAATGGAATTGATCCGTTATTATATTGTGTAAGATCAGATCCTTTAACAAATCTTACTCTTACTTCTGGAAATGATACAACATCAGTAAAGATATAAATCATATCCATTGCATGTTCCCATAGTTTCTGTTCATCAACTGATCTACCTGCACCTAACATAACACTAGGACAGAATTTAGCACCATGTCTAGTAAAACATTTAGCATCATATAATTGACCCTCTACCAAATGATTGATGTGGTCGTATCCTTTACCATCTACAAATTCAAGACCTTCAAACCACTCTTCTAATTGTAGTTCTAAGAATCCTGACGCTCTTCTACCATCTGTGAATAGTTTATTAACTCTCTCTTGAGATAGTGTACCAAATGTAGATGGACAATCAAACGTATAAGTATGATTTAATATCACATCTTGTTTAGTTGGTCTCAATTTCATAACTATCTTTGAAGTCAATCCTATTATAGCAGATCTAAATCCTTTCCGACTGCACCATGTGACACCTTACCTTGTGGCACAACATTAAAGTTTGCACTAATTGTTACTCGTTCAACATCACTTTTGTTAGGTGATACTAAATGAGGATAATGTGCGGGGAATATAATTATATCACCTTCTTGTACTACTGGTGATACTGTAGAGTCAGTTGGTATATCAAAATTATCATCTAATCCACTCGCTTTATATTGTGAGTGCTGATTATTATAGAATTTAAAGTTAGTACATCCACCTTCTAACTTGTAGAAATATACTGCTGCTAGGTTGCAATGCTGGACAGAATGACAATGATACTCTTGATAATGTCCTTTCTGGTATCTATTGACCCATGCCTCTTGAGGTATTATCTCTATATCCCTCTTAGGTTTTAAGTCATCTACCATTTCAGTTAGACAAGGTTTAATAAGTTCTAACCATGTCTCCCAAGGTGCTGTTTCATTTGTAGGTAGACCATAAGATGTCATTAACTCACCATTAATATGGTCAGGATTAATAAAATTCTTCTCTAAGTCTAAAAACTCTGAAAAATGATGTTTGATTTTCTCAATATTGTCCATTGGTAATTTACCTTTGTAATACCAACGAGGACAGAACATTTCAACAGTCATGATTTGTAAAGATCTTTTAGGTGTAATTTATCAGTAATTTCATCAATATCTCTCATCCTCTTATGATACTCATCATAACTCATGATCTTATCTCTAAAATATTGTTTCTGTAATTGACAGACGTACATTATTAAAGAGTCTTTGATAATCAATTTCTGATCCTTTGATAATAATTGTGAGTAAAGACCAATCATCTCCTCAACGTTTGTGTATACTCTAGTATTTTATCACGTATTTCCATCATTTCATGAAAACACTTCTGATTGTGAGCACATCCACGCAAAGATGAATCTGCCTTATGAATAGATTCAATACAAATATCAAGTCCACGATTCCATTTCTGGTCTTGTGTCTCATCATCATGTATTGTACGTTGATCTTTACTTGCCATTAGTATGTTGCTGTGTATTCTAGTTCAATACCGTCATAGGAACCATCGTCATATTCTAGTTCATCAATCTCCTCCTGAGTCTTCGATAGACTTTTGCTTTTTTGGATGATTGTGTCCTTTTCCTTGTGAGTCATAAGATTCCTCCCATTTAGATCGGTTGGTGTTGCTGCGTTGACGCTTATCTCTGAGAGATTTTCCAGGAGAATAGTAACCTCGTTCGCTACCACCCCTACGAAAGGTCTTGCCCATTTTTGATCTGTCAGTTTTTACTGAACTACATTTGTATATAGTAGCATAGGGAACCTGTTATTGTCAACGGATTCCCCATGTTTCTTTAGTTTTTACTTAGGAAGTTTGGATCAATAATAGACGTTGCTCCTGTTATAGGATCATACTCCTCATAGGACTCGTCTACCTCCTCTGACACCTCCTGTACCTTGATAACTGTTAGATCATCAAAATAGTATCCGACTCCCTTAAGGAAGTCTCCTGTCTTCTCTACAACTTCTTGTAGGTATGCTGATTCAAACTCTTTAGTTGTGACCGTAGAGTCCTCATCAGTACATATGAGTTTAAATGATGGCATAATAATAATTGTGACCCATGTAGTCTATCACATTATTTCAGTTTTGGTTGTGCTTTGTGACACCAATCCAACTGTCATATTTCAACTTTAATGAGTCTTCCCACATTCCATCTGGTTTTGACCTGTCTATGTCATTAATACAATATGAGAACCTCCCTCTACTTCTAACATAATGTAAGAAACATTGTGCAAAGTTCTCACCAGTATACTTACCATTTCTCCAATGTGGTGCTACACATCCCAAGTATACCAGTGCATCTCCCTGTTCTAATACTACATTAAATTCATTATTATTACGATAGTTTCTTATACCAAACTCCCACTCTTTATCTGATCCTAGATGTACAGTTAATGATACCTCACATGCTGGTCTGTCTGTATGAGGATTTAAAAAAGCATTATGTTTATATAATCTCATGTATGAATACGTTGGGAATAATGATTCTCCAACTATATCTACCATGTCATGTAAGAGATAGAATAATAACTCTTGTGATGCTGTTGGTGACTGATAGTTATAACAAGGTCCATGAAATTCATTATCTAAAAAATGTAATTTAGTCTGACCTCTATCAACTAACTCACGATATAATCCATCTGCTATATCTACAGATACCATGTTCTTAACTAATAAGAATCCATTATCTAATAATTGTTTATTCAACATAATGTAAAAATATCATATGATGATAATCCTTTTTACCTCCTCCCATTGGTTCTCTCCAATGTTTTACATCACACCCTTGATATATTACTGCATCACCATTATGTAAATCAATACCATGAACTTCACCCTTTAAATCTTCAACGTAAAACTTCCAAGGTTTTGCTAATGTAGATTCAAGTTGAAGAGTCACACTAACTTGACACTGAGGTTTATCTGTATGAGGTTGTAATTCATTCCCAGTATAATATACTCTATCAAAATAATAGGTTGGTTTTAAATTAATACCTAATAACTGCTCAACTTCAAACATAGCAAATCTATGTAGATCATTATATGGTGGATAACATCTTCTTGAAGTAGCACCTGGTACTTGTATTTCTGTATCAGTAATTTCACCATCACTATAATCATGAAACCCAGTAGAATACATGTTCTCTGGTAACATACTTTTAATATGTTTAAAATCTTTAATTACAGTATAACCAAGATCCCAGAATGTCATAATTGAATTGCTAAGTGTAATGGATCAGCATCGTATATTTTAGGATCTATATTTAACCTAGAGAACCAGAAATGTTCCATACCTTTTTGTGTTATTAAATCAAATGCTATAGTATATCTGTCTTTATCTTCATATCGTAGTGCCTTGACTGCGTGTGGTAGTGATGATGGTGCTAGAGTTAATCTACCTTTCTTGCTACTTATACCTGTCCATCCAATATAAGGTATATCATATTCAGTACCAATGAAATGATCATCCATATTTAATACACCACTAAGAAATGCGTTCTCATGATTTGCGTGTTGGTGTCTAGGTATGTGCATATTTTTCTTCTGAGGATATACCCATCCTCTAACCCATAGTTTCTCTTCTTTCTCTACATGTAACGCATTACAATATGATTCATAAGATGTCAATATCATATCTTGTAATTCTTTTACAGGGAAACCCTCCCACTTAAATATATTATAGTGTTCCCATCTATCATTATCATATAATCCTTCTGCCTCTTCTTTCTTAACTTTACTCATCAATTCATCAATTAAAATTGTAGGTAACTCATCAACCCACAAACTTATATCATAATTAGGTGCGAATGGGTTATTAGGTTTTGGTGTAGACCATCTATGTAAATCAGGCATGAATACGTTCTCCGTAACGAGGATTAATTTCTAGGATTCGTTTAGTTAGTTCCTGTGAATAAGGACAACTATCTTGACATATCCTACAAATACTGTCAAGATCTTTAAATGCTTCAGGAACATCTACAAAATTAGAACATTTCTCCCAATCAACAAGATCAAAGTTCATTGTACATCCCATAGGACATTTAGACTCACAAGGTGCATCACAACCGATACAATTACTATAGTGAGGTTCACCCTCAACTACAACAGTCTCATCAAATATAGCATCAGTAAAGATTAGATCAATCTTATAATTCATTCCAAATCTTTTATGAAATGCTAATGATGGTTTTGCTAATGTTGCTGCACCTGACCTAATAGCAAACTGTTTTCTATTTAATAGATAATCATCATATCCAAAATGGTGATCATATAATATTGTATTTAATCGACTAATGATTTCTGGTAAGAAGTTATTCTTATAATGGTAATCATATGCAACACGACTAAAAACATTCCAAACAATAATAGATTTACATGAACTATCTAATTGATATGATTGATTAAGTGATTCTGGTTTACCTCTATTATAATGATCTTGTGCTCTTTGTGTAACTAATTCAGGTGGTGGTGTAGTTACTGACAGATCATATATGAAAGGTACATCTTTAATTACTTCATCAATTATATATTTGATCAACTCAAGTTTCATATTTGAACCCAGTGATCTTTTCTATTCTCATAAATGTCATCATTATATACTATCTCTGTTATAATGTCAAACGCTATTGATACTCTGTAATCATCACCATCATATGTGTCAGTATAATGTTCTAACCAATTAGGAAATAATGTCACCTTACCTTTATCATTTGAGGATGAATATAACTTTTGATTATATGGATTTACATAATGAGTGCTAGTTTCTATATCATCTAATTGTATATGTCCACCAAGATATGTGTATTCACTTGTCCAATGTTGATGTTGTTTTATCTTCTCACCTTTTCTCATAACATTTGCCCAACATTGAACATATATTTTATCTTCCCATTCATATCCAAGAGTTGTTATAAAATTATCATGTGATGATCTTATTACTTCTTTTAAAAAATGTGCTTCTTCCCATTTAAGTACATTATAACAATTAGATCTAGAAGTCATACTATTAGATCCTAATCCTGTATTCCAATCACTCTCGTATGGATTATTTTTAATTATATCTTGCTCTTTTGATAATATTATATCTTTGATATTTCTTACATCTACATTATTCTCATAGATATAAAAATTATATTGTGGTGCGAACCTTGTCTTTGGTTCTTCATTTTCAAAATTAATAATTTGCATAATCACATTGCAATAAACTGAGTCATTGAATACCGACCCATATTAGGACTGAAGTCAGACATCACGATAGGTGTAACCTCATGCCACATGATAGATGGGAACACTACCAGCGAATTATTTAGACATGGTATTCTAAGTCTATGTTCTAGTATTAAATCACCACCAGTATATCCCTTTGGTTCATTATAAAAGAAACTAATTGCTGTAACTACAGCATCATCCACGTGTGCTTTATAATAATCTCCATTAGTATAGTAATGTAGTTTAGTATTATCTTCATTAGATCTTCTCACATATCTAAAGAATGAATGATAATTCTCTAATAGATTAGTAGTCTCTTTCTTGAATAGTTTACGATTAACTTTTAATATGTCAGATTCAGATCGATCCTTATATACTACATCTAAGTGCATACCTGTTCCAGATTTTAATACCACACCATCTGTGATTGCAGTACCAGGACCATCGGGATCAGTTGGATCTTTAAACCTATCAATAGATGATAGAAATTTTAATTCATCAAATATTGAACTCAATTCTATATTTGAGTAAAAGTCTCGTATGAATATTACTGGTAGTCCAGAGGGTGTATCAAAAAATATATTTGACATTATCTATTTCCATAGTATTACACCATCTAAAGACGTATGCTCTAAAGAACCTCATCTTCTTTGGTTTCAAATCAAATTTAAACTTACCATCACGATTAACAACATCAAGACAGTAATGATATAGGTTCCCTGTCTCTTGACATACACACGATACAAAATCATTGTGTGCCTCTATCTCACAATCAAATATCTCACTAGCATGTTCTAAGTCACATGTAACATTAAACTCCTCCATCAACATATTCTGTATGTATGATGTCATATCATACAAATCTATATCCTCCTTAGCAGGATCTAAGAAGTTCTCAAATGTATAAGTCTCTCTAGGATTTAGTAGTTGCATTAAAAATAATTTAGATTAATATTTGCTCTAAATTGTTGGTCGGTGCAGTTAGTACTGTGATGAGGTGTTTGAGGATTAAACTTAATTAATCTATTTGCAATAGATGGAACCTCTTCACCATCAATAACAGTTGCACCATCACATGTATTCAAACAAAATACTGCTGCTTTATGATCAAAATCAAAATCAATATGATCTTTATGGTGTACTAATTTGTCAGTTCTAGGATATAGATTTACCTTGACTCTTTTTAATGCTCTAGTGCATAAAACAAATTCTAATGCTTCAACGATCCAAAACTTATTACTACATGGTCTATTCTTATCATATAACATATGACAGAAGTAAGCATCCTTTTCTATACCTTCACCAGATATATCTTTAATACAAAACCAAGGTGTTGTATCTTGATCAAAGACATCATTTTGTATTTTATCAAATAAATCTTTTGCTAAGAAGTTGTCAATAATTTCCATAGTTAAATCTCCAAAAATTCATCATTGATTGGCATAGACTCATCTTTACCATACCACATTGATATAGTATATCTATCCCGTTTCAAAACATTACTCACCCCATGTCTAAATTCTAATCCATCAAAATACACTGTCCTACCTGCCATAGGTTGTACATCTACACCTTCAACTATAGTATGTCCACCAATATAATCATCATTGATATATGTAATTGATGCACCAGTTGTTGTAGGTCTTGCCCTATCATAATGCCATCCTTTACATGCACCACATGGATACTTAACTATCTCCACATTCTGTAATACAGAAAATCTAGGATCATGGGATACTTTTGATTTAATTTCTTTAACCAACTCAAATAACTTATAGTAAGTGTCACCTAGATTATCAATATTACCATGTGTATTCCTTCCTGTTCTGGTTCCTATGCCACCTCTATCCATACTGAGAACTCTAGTCTCATCCCATATGTAAGTTTTAATTAGATTATTTCTAAAGAAGTCTATGAACTCTTCTTTATCTAACATTTCTACCTGTGAAATATAAATCATCTGAATGGTTCTCCTAGATTCCAACTAACAAGAGAGTATCTAGTTCCCTTCGTAACTGGTAGTACTCTATGGTATACAAATGATGGGAATACAACCAATGACCCTTGGGTATTTAATTCTTTAGCGATTGCTTGATCAGTTCTATTATAATGGAACTCTAAATCTCCTCCCTCAAACTCACTAGGATCATTTAATAATAATGTAGATGATAGTTTCCTATACTTACCCTTCATATTTTCATGTTCATCATCACCATAAACATAATGATGTTGATCTGGATGCCATTCATAAAACTGCCCTTCATTGTATATTGTGAACTGCATGTTCTCAGTATAATTCCATTGAAAATTCCATCCAGCATTTTCATTTGCTTTTTGTATTAATGGTTTAATTAAATTATGAATCCAAGGTTCATCTATCCAAGCAATATGAGAATCTCTAACCTTTAAAAGGTTATTCATATCATCTGCACTGTACTCATCAACACCTTTACTCTCATCACGATTAACTTCGCCACGATTTATATTCAGATCCTTTCCCAAAGCAATGATACGATTGCATATCTCTGGTTTGATGATACCTTGAAAATACCAGTAAGTATAATTTAAGTTCATTTAACCTCCATTAAACTCAGTGTAGTCAACTCCTTCAACCTTATAAGTATACCACCCTGTAGTTATATACTTAACCTGAGTGGGTGATGGAACTCCTCTATGTGTATGTGTCCAATCACAAGGCCAAATGATAGTTAATCCTTTTTGTGGTTGTATCTTTAGACGTTGATGATACCATTCAGTTTCACCAGCATCAGTAACATCATTCAAATATGTCATAAATGTTAGATGTCTAGTAGATACAAGAGATTTGTAAGTTGACCTTTCAGTATGCCAACCATAGAATCCTTCATTAGGATTATATTTTTGTATGTTAAAACAGGTGTTTATACCCCAACCACTATGATTGGTGGAACACCAAGGATAACGTTCAATATAATTATCGCATACTCTTCCTAATGTGTCAAGATATGTTTGTATTCTTTCATCATTAACCCTTGGTATGACTGCTACATCAGTTGATACTTTATATTCTTCCCTTATTCCTGATCCAATCTCTCCTGGTCCCTGATCTGGACTCTCATCAAAGTACGAGATCAATCCATCACACACCTTATGGTCAATATACCATCCAGCAATAAAATTATCAGACGGTATTATATACTCTTTCATTTTAACGTGAAGTGTATAAGAATAGACTCATCACCCAACTGTGATGTCATACCATACTTAACATTACTAGGAAATATAACAACTGATCCTGTAAAGAGTTTAATTTCTTGAAAGTTATCTCCTTCAAAGAATTTAATACCATCCTTCATATCTCCCTTGACACAAAAAATCCCAGATAACACAGATCTAGGAAAATTTCTAGGGAATGTATAATCACCCTTCTTACTTACTTCAGTCCAGACATTATTAAATGTAATATCATCTTTATATTCAATCTCTTTTGCCAATCCTTGAGCACGTTCAAATAATATTGATCTAAGACCATCTAACTCTACAATTTCAAATAGATTTTTTTGAATATTACATGTAGAATCTACATTAATTATTTCTGTGCGAATACTCCCTACTTGATCAAGTGTTCGCTTGATATTTCTTTCATAAGTAGAGAGTTTATCTAATAGTATATTAGGTTCAAAGTAGATTGCTTTCGCAAACCATGATGTAATCATAATAATTTAAGGGATCATGCTTCCCATTCTTTAGAAACTGAATTGTATTTGTACACTGCATCCTTCACAACTTTAGGTGATTTGGATACATATGTTCTTTGAGCGTTAGTCCACTCCCATGTGGCAGGAACTAGGTTAGCGTTATCAGTATAGTTGGTTGTGTCCGTAAAGTCAAGTGCTCCACCCTCATTTGTTGCAGTTTGGTTACCTTGAACATGCGAATCCCATTGACATGTCTCAGTATTTAAGATCTGATTGTTAGGATTAATTGGGGGTGGAATAAAAGCATCTCTCATATAGTCATACTTTCCACCAACACTAGCATAATTCTTCCTGAAACATGCTTTCTGATCCCATGTAAGAGTTTTGTCATCATTTTCTATTCTGTGCTTACCTTTGTAAGCATTGTACGATGTTTGTCTCCAATCATACAATCCACCAGCATCAGGGAATATTTTGTTAAGGAAAGCAATACCAATGTATTCCTTCTCTACTCCTGCTGCTGTAGATGTATCACTATCGGCAACTTTAATAACGTCAACAACAGTGCCAGTTCTTTTCTCGATTTTTGCGAAATGTGCCATAGGTTTTTACTGATACTTATACTTAATAATAACGACTCCACTACCACCATTACCACCTTTAGGTTCTGGATAGTCTCTAGGATCTTGGTCAGCAGCACCACCGCCACCTCCTCCAAGACCGTCAGTACCTGCATTACCACTAGCAGTTGGTGATAGAGCACCTACTCCACCTCCACCTGAACCACCATTAGGGTTATGAGGACCACCAGGATAATTTGCTCCACCGCCACCACCTGCATAAGTTACTGCGGAACCACTAATTGAGTTTGCTGAACCATCTCCTCCATTTGCAGGTCTGGAGTTAGGTCTATTATATCCATCTTCTCCTGCCTGTGATGCTCCACCACCTCCTCCAGAAGTTCCGTTCTGTGAAGATGCACCTCTACCACCAGGATATCCTTGACCAGGAACACCTGTTCCTCTTGGTTGGTTATATCCATCACCATCAGTTCCAGATCCACCACCAGATCCACCAGGTTGTCCTGGTTTATCCTGTTGACCTCCTCCACCACCTCCAGTAGCAGAGATAGAAGATCCGAAACTACTGTTACCACCAGGTTGTCCAGCAGAGTTACCAGTTCCTCCAGTTCCTCCACCACCAACACCTATAGGGTATCCCTGTGCAGTTACAGCGTAGTTGTACCCACCAGCAACGAGCATACCACCAGCACCGCCACCTCCACCAGATCCAAAGTTGTTGAAGTCACCAGAAGCAAAACCGCCTCCACCTCCTCCACCAGCAACGACTAGGTAATCAACTTTACCATTAGCTTCGTCACCAGCAACGTTGACTGTAAAGGTCGAACTACTATTAAATGTGTGAATTTTAAAATTTCCAGATGTGGTTTCTGTGCCACCTGTTGCCTGAATAAATGCTTCGGATGAACCTATTGCAGATTTCCATTCAGTTCCATCCCAAACATCAACTGAACCATCAGTTGAGTTATAAATCATTTGTCCAGCAGTTGCTGATAAAGCATCCCGTTGTGTCTTTGTATAAGACGGGAGATTCAGTGTGCTTGTGACATTAAGGGTTCCAGCGTTTACTGTAGACATAGTTAGGCATCAAATATGGTCTCTGGTTCTGTTGTATTTATAATGTTATGGAGTGTATGAAGAATCCTGTACAACAATACATCCCTCTCCACCATCAAACTCGGCAGAGTGTGCATAGTCATGTAATTTTCTGTCTGCATAGACATCACTCCATTTTCCGTTGCCACAACAGTAGACATCGTGATCAGGAGCAGAACTTCCAGTATTTGCAGCAACACCAGATTTTTTATATGCGAAATAAGGCATTTTATTCTACCAATATAAAGTTATTTATTACCATAGATCAATAGGACATTTCATTCCTGGTACTCTCCATTTGAGTTCCATGTAACATCCACATTTCTGACACTTTTTATATATGCTGTCAGGTTTCATAAGAAACTTGCAATTCATACAAATTGCCTTCTTGGTTGCAACATCTATAGCAAACTGTGACTCTAAGGAGTCAATTTTTTCCTGCGTAATTTTTTCGAGTTTATTCTCTTCTAACCTATAAACACTCTTACGCATATCTTCAGCAAATTTCAGAGCATTACTTTCCATAATACCCTGATCTATCATATGATTATAGGCAAGCATACGAATCTCTTTTGCTACCAATTCAATAGGTA